GGACTTGTTGAGGGCTTCCTTGTAGGACTCGAAACGCTCAGCCATCTCGACCGGGCTAGCGGCATCGCCGAACAGATCAGCAGCCTTGGGGATAGGCACAGCAGCCTACCTTTCTATGACGAAACCCCCGGCGCATTCAGCGGCACGGGGGTTTATGTGTGGTTCGCGGAGGGTGTTACAGGGCCTTGATTTCGGCCTCGAGCTGCACGGCCTTAGCGGCGTAGCCCAGGCGCAGGTTTCCGTCGTCGGAGCTGGCCGCCAACGCCTTAAACTTGGCGGCCTCCATGACCAGATCACTCCTGCGCGCGTTGACTCGTTCAACCTCGGTGCGCCGCAGCGCGGGGCCTCCAGGGGTCGCCATGCTTTCGACCTTTACCAGCCGCTCACCCAGTTCCCCGAGTGACTTTGCGGTGGCCTCTGTCGATGCCTCAACGATGCCCACAAAAAGCTTCCGTAGCGGGTTGTCTGCCTTCTCCAAAGCCGCAGTGAGGGCCTTGACGAGGGCTTCTGGATCGGCGGAGACGTCGGCGGCCTTGACGGCCTCCGGCTCCGCGGTCTTGGTGGCGACCAGCTCCTCCGCCTTGCGGAGGGCCTCTTCCTTCGTGTCGCCGTGCACGATAACGGTGAGCTCCGGGTCGGCGGTGACGAGCTCGACAGCCTTGGCCACGTCAGCGTCAGCCGCGAAAGCAAGGCCGGCGTCCGCCCAGTAGGCGGGAATCTCGCTGATCTTGCCCATCGTCTTCGCGCGCCGCACGATGTACGCCCGAATGTCGCCGTGATCGCCCTTGCCGCGACCAACAGCGTGAATGGCGTTGTGAAGGTCCTCTTCGTCGGCGATCGGGTAGTCCGGCTCGCCGCCGGGGCCCTTCATGGCGTGGCCATCCTTGAGCATCTGGCGCAGCTCGTCGGCGGAGTACTTGGCCTTTTCAACGTCGGCCTTTGTGGTGTCCGCGTCGGCGCTCCACGCCATGTCGGGATCGACCCCAGACTGTTCCACCTGCTCGCGCTTCGAGAAACACCTCAGCGCGTCCACGGCAGACATCAGCAGGTGGATGTCGCAGCCCTGGGAGGGCATCTTGGCGAGATCCTGCGCCTCAGAAACGACCAGCTGGGCGATCAGGGCGATAGCCTGCTCGGCACCGCTGATGTCGCCGGACTCGTCCTGGCCCAGCCCGTCACCGGCGGCCTTAGTGATGGTCTCGGTGACCAGCGAGATCGCCTTGTCGCGATCGAAGCCTGGCGCGGGCGCATCCAGGTCGATAGCCTTCTCGGCGTCGGCCGACGCGACCCCTTCGTCGTCGGCCGGCACCTCAGCGTCGGCAGCCTTCTCGGCCTCGAAGATCTCCTCCGACTCGGCGGCAGCATTGGCCAGCACCTCGTCGGCCGAGGCCTGCGCCTCCTCGACAGTCTCAATAGCCTTGTCGAGGATCAGCTCCTCACACTTGACCAGGCCGCGCTCTTCGTCCAGGTCGGCGGGAGAGCCCTCCCAGCCCGCAGTGGCGGCCTTGCAGACCGTCAACGTGGCATTCGGGTTCGCCGGGCGATCCACCAGGGACACCTCAACGATCTTTCCGCCGATGATGAGGCCGTTCGGGGCATCCTTCGACTTCGAGATCCGGGGGCTGTTGATGCCGATCGAGAGCCCCGTGTACACGCCAGCTCGGGTCTTCGCGATCGCAACCGGGTCGATGATTCGGGTACGGATGAAGTGCTTACCGTCGCCGATGTCGTCGTGGTCGAAAGCCTTGCCCGCGGCGCGCTTGCCGTCGTGCTGCTCACGAATGTTGCCGATCTTGAACCAGTCGGGCATGGCTTCGGACAGCCACGCCGGATCACACCTCTGCTGGTCCAAGTCCAGACTGGAGTCAGTGGCGATGCCTTCGACGAGGAGCGAGCCGTCGTCCTGTTCAGAGGTCTTGGTGATCTCCGCGAACACCGAGGTCATATCCATTGGTGCGATTCCTCTCCTGACCGGGCGGCGTTCCGGTGCGTTGGTTTGTTAGGCCGACGCGGAAACGCGCCAGGTAGGTGCTTAGGCAGGCGGGGCTATGTGATAAGCCCGCGGACGAACTTCGAAGCCTCGTAGTCCGAGGCCGCGGCCGAGTGGACGCCGCCGTTGCCTCGGTGATGCCACGCGCACAGCCAAATCAGGTTGTCGGCCGTCTCGATCCACGCCCCGACCTGGGACGGATCGGAGATGCCCGGGTAGGCGCGCTCGAGCCGCTTCAGGTCGACACCGTTTTGCAACGAGAATTCGATGTGGGCGTGGTGGAGTTCGAACCCACCGTTGCACTCGCTGGTGTCGCCGGTGTCGACCGCGAACTGGCAGCGCGCAAGCCCCTCGGTGCGACGGCGGTACGCCTCAAAGTCTCGGTAATGTGGATCGTCGGTACGTTCGGGGTGCTCTGGGTAGTGCACCAAGTAGTGGTGGGCGGTCTGCTGGTCGTGCGCGGCGACCGACTTGGCGGCTTTACGTTTGCGGAGCATCCAGTCCTCTCGGTCATACGCGCAGTGGTGCGCCACCCCAGGCGGTCGCGAAACAGCGACAGCTCATGTGAACAGCCCCCGGGATGGCCCCGGCAGGCAAGTTGTCGGCCGTGAATAGCCGGCCCTCCAGGAGGCGACAGTCCGGCGTGACCCGGGTGTCCTGCTGGGTGTTCCACCGCATAAATCCGGTGGCCGAGCTGGCTGCCACCTCATCGACCGCGGCGGCGGCGGCGCGGCGTTTCCGTCCGGCCGCGACGTGTAGCTCCAGGTAGTGCCGCTCTCGCTTTTCGGCGGCAGTGAACTCGTCGTCGGTGAGCCCCAGGGCGAGTCTCCGTGCGGCGGCCAGCACAAACCGGGCTCGCATCGTCGGTTCGTCCGCCGCGACCTGTCGCGTCAGCGTCATCCCCGCGTGGGGCGCGGGGGAGCCGTGCCGTGTGCGGCCAGTGAGCCGAACCGACAACCCGAGTTCACCCGCTGTCCCCGCCGCACGGGCGGGGACGCCGAGCTCGACAAGTTCCGCGATCAGGTGAGCTGGCAGCTTGACGGCCGTAATGGCGAAAGCGGTGGCGAACCATGCGGCCAGTGCGGCAATAACTGCCGCCTCCTCCGTCACATGGTTCCGCTGCTCAACGGTGTCAACCTGGGCAGGTGCCTGCTTGCGCACTGTGGCGCGGGCCAAAGCCATCAGGGCTCTGACCTGCGCCTCAGCCATCGTTCATGGCGAACAACGCCCGGACCGCGTCCACATCGCCGGCAGCGGCCAACCGGTTCGCGGCCTCCGCGATCTCCACAGGATGGGCGGTGAAGGTGAAGTCCCGCCACGAACTGCCGGCGCGCTTCCGCAGGAACGTCATGAACGCCTTCTGTTCGGCCTTGACGTTGCCGCTGTCCGGCTCGCTGGGCGTGGACGGCTTCTGATACCCGTCGTGGTTCTGCGGCGCCGAAGGCAAGTTGCCCGGCAGCCCCACCGGCTGCACATCCGGGTTTAGGAACGCCGGCCCCGTCGGGGTGGAAAGGAAAGGCTCATCGGCCTGCTGGAACGAGAAGCGGGGCAAGCCGCGCTGGTCACGGCCCTCGTTGATGGTTTGCAACCCCGTGTTGACGTACCCAGTGAGAAGCGCCGCCTCCTTAGCTTCGTCCTCCAGGTCGAGGCCGTGGAATTTGAACGTCACCTCGGGAGGCATGCCCAAATAGTGGACACACACCTCGTTGATCAGGTCCTTGATCCACGTGGCGGTGGGCTTGGCGCCGCGCTGCAACTGGGCGTCCTGCTCGCCCTGCGAGTGGCCTTGGGCGCCCATGGCCCCCGAGCCGTGGTTCGGCGAGAAGCCGAGCGAGGTGGGCAGCACATCGAAAGCAGCGCAAATCAGCCTGATCAGATGCAGGTCGAAGTCGGAGGTGAACTTCGCATCGTGCGACTGCGGGTAGCTGGTGGTGAAACCAGCCGGCAGGAAGCGGGCACGATGCCTCTCAGCTGTCCTGCCGCTGAGATCATCGTTGAAGACAGCCTCGTAGCTGCGCAGCTGCTCCGGGGTCATGTTCGCGTCAACCCCGACGATCATTTCCGGGGTGACGCCGGCGGTGTATTCGGAGCGTAGCCAGTCGTAACGCTTCAACCACAGGTCAACGTCCACAAGTGCCTGCTCGACGTTAGAGAACCCGTAGGGGCTGCGAGTGCGACGGTTCCGCACCTTGTAGATCAGCGCGTCGGTCCCGTCTTCAACACCCGTGGTGCGGCCGTAGATCGCGGACACGAACGCCGCATCTACATGCTCCGGTGGGGACTGCGCGTACTCGCCGCGCGGGAAACCCCACAGGATCTGCTGGAAGGCCGCATACGGCGGCTGCGGGGTAGCCCCACGGTGGTCCAACAGCGGCTTGATGGTCGTACTGTCAAGCAGCTCTAGTGAGTGCAGGTCGCCACGCATCGTGAGGTGCGGGTAGATCGAAACCGCATCCAACACGAGCTGGTCCTCAAGCAGTGCGCCCAGCCACTCAGAGAACGTCCAGTTGTTGATTCTGTCGGGCTTCGCCCACCACTGGTGCAACCTGTCCATGTCGGCCGCATATTTGTCTTGCAGGTTCGACGTGACCTCGTGGCTGGACGTTCCGCTGCGCTTAGCGAGGTGCTGCGCCCGGGCGGGGTCAATCTCGAAACTCCACTCCAGGCCGGTGATCGCCGACTTGTTGACCTCAATGCACGATCGCATGACCGACACCTGGTCGGCGGCATCCCGCAGCACCGTCCACGGCACATTGCGGGTCGTGGTCGTTTGAAGGTTCCACGAGACGTCAAATTCGGCGCGGCGCGGCGCGGCCCGCCCGGAAGGCAGCAGCGGGTCGATCGGCGCAGGGAACAGCGGCTCGCCGGGCCCGAAGCTGACATTGTTGTACGGGTCGCGGCTCAGGGCCGCGGTCCCTGAAATTCGGGGGCTGCCGTTCCGCTGCAACGCCTGAAGGTATCCGGCGGTGACGTTGGTGGCGGTGGCGCCAGCGGGCAACGCGAGGGCCTTAGATAGCTCCTCACGGATGATCTCCCGGACGTCCGGTCCGTTGACCTGCGCCGGCGGAGACGGCCTGACCCGCCGGGAGGGGCGATTCTTCGCCACGAACTCACCCCTTCAATCGTTTAGTTAGCGAAACGCCTGGTCCCCTTGACGCACTGCTGTGGGGTGTTACACTGGGTTCATGGCAGATGACCCACGCGGCGAAACCCGACTCGCGCACCTAGAGCGGATACGGCCTCTCGCGGCGGCCTGGCACTCAAGCCCCGAAGGACTTGAGTGGCACCGTCAACACGGCCGCCGCGACTGGGGCAACCGCGAATTCGTCACCCGCACCTGCGACCGAGACGGCTGTGGCGTGGAGTACGAAACACCGTTCCCCGACCGGGCACGGTTCTGCTCCACCAACTGCTCCCGCATGGTCCGAGAGAAGGAACATGCCTACGACGTGCT